TCCATGACAGTAAACGACTGGTTCGTTTACGATAGCCAAAAAGATGTAATGCCTTATTTAAGGTACGTGACTGCATTAGACGAGAGGGTAAGACATGCTCATGCTGCATTGCATGGCACTATTAAGAAAGTAGATAGCCCCTTTTGGGATGAATTTATGCCTGCAAATGGATACCGATGTAGATGTACAGTTGAACAATTAGACGTAGCTAAAGAGAGTGTAATTACTCCGCAAGAAATGTCTGTTCACAGAAAAGAAGTTGATTTGCAATTTAGAAATAACCCTGCGAAATCGGGGTTTATCTTCAAAGAAGAGGGGAAAGATAAGCATTCTTATTTTAAGATTCCAGAGGAGTATAAGAAAACTGTTTATGATTTAATATGACACTAAAAAGAATCTCAGGGAAATTCAGGATTAAGTCAAAGGCTGATTTTATGAAAGTAGCTCGCACACTGCCTATTAAATTGGCTGTGAATACAGAGAACCATTTCAGAATGGGATTTGAAAAAGGCGGAGGGCAAACCGATGCAAGTAAAGGAGGTTGGGCGGCTCGTAAAAGGTCAGAATCAGGCGGTAGGCGTGGCATTCTTATTAAATCAGGCACATTAAGAAGGGACGTAAAGCAAAGAATGGCTATATTTAGTCGAATAGAGATAGCAACTTCAAACATTACTATCGATTACGCAGATGTACACAATTCAGGGCTAAGAAGTGGCCGGGGGAAAGGGTTTACGATGCCAAAACGTGAATTTATAGGCAAATCAACTGTATTAGAGCGGTCAAATGCAAGGATAATTAAAAATGAACTTAAAGATTTATTAATATGAGTTATGTTTCAGAATACACAGATAAGAGCAGCCTACTAATCTTATTTGAAAATATACAGACTAAAATATTAGCGGAAGTTCCAGAAATAAGCGAGGTTGTGGTTTATTCCAATCAAGAAAATAATGAAGATGTTCAAAGACCATTTACTTATCCTTATGTATCTGTTCAAATGGTTATAGATTGGCTAAGTAATGAGACTGTTGGTAATAGTACTGATAACCCAGCGGTAAGCGGTGCAATAGGGCGACAAAGTAAAGGTACTGCAACGATTATAATTCATACAATGTTTTACAATAGAAATGATGATACTAAATCGTTTCTGCAGAATGAAGAAATAAGACATAAAGTACATAGGGCAATACATTTATTTAATGTAGCTCCATGGTTTACTATGCTTATAAAGGTACAAGACCAATTACCCATCGAAATAGATGCCAGTCAAGATTTTATAACTACATACCAAACGGAAGTAAAAGAAGGTGCGTATTTAAATAAAGAGATAGGTTCAATTGATGAATTTGGAATCAGTGATGGAAGGCCATCAATTACTATACCTACGCCTGGGGATTAAGTTTTGATTTACGTTTATAATCCTTTAAATTAGTACCATTATTCTTAGTAATAGTGTCATACGTTGCTTGTATCCGCTTAATCCTTATAGCAATATCATTCAACTGCAATTGCTTTTGTTTATACAGCTCAATCAATTCTACATACGAAGGATTTCCTAGTTTCTCGTTTAAGAATAACTTTTCTCGCATTAGTAATTCTTTTAATCGGGTCTTTCTGATGATTCTAATCATATTACATTAATTTATTCATATAACTATCCACAACATATTCAAACTTTCCAGCTTTAATTAAGTCTAATGCAGGAATACATAATTCTTCGCAAAAGTCAATTAAAGTGATTCTAAGTACTTCTGGCATATTCTTGAATTGTTCTTTAATTTTATTATTTATTAAAGCTAATTCATCAGGATTAAATTTATTATAGTTCCTATGATTAAGTTTAGCATAGAATAAAGATGGACTCATCCCTATAAGTAAGGCTAATTTGCGTTTATTTAATATCTTTTTTCGTAGGTACTCCATATATTGTATAATATGCAAATATACAAAAAAAATAACAACGTGTATAAATATACACGTAATTTAACATTATTTAACATATATTTTTATGTATATAGTTAACTATATAGCTATTTATATAATTAAATATCTAAATTTGTAAAAATACATTCTATGGATTTAAAATATTTTCAAGCCGCAGCCGAAACGGATGTTTATACTCTTAATATAAACGATGCAGTCGGAAGTTTTGAAGTTCAAGGCACACAGGTAGCTAACGAAATAATTTACCTCAATAAAATAAATGCGAAACGAATAGACATGCCGATTAACTCCGAGGGAGGTTCTATAATCGATGGTGTTAGAATTGTTTCTGAAATGATTTCATCTAAAGTTCCGATAAAGACCATAAATAAAGGCTACGCATGCAGTATTGCAGGCGTTATTTATTTAGCAGGTAATCCAGAATTAAGAGAAATGGTCGATTTCGGTTTGTTAATGCTTCATAATCCTCAATTCGGGGGACAAGATATGACTGAAATTGAAGACCCAAAGAAAAAAGAAGTAATGGGGCGGATGAAAAAACAGCTTATGCAATTAATCATGTCAAGATGTAATAATTTGACCGAAGAATCTTTATCCGATATGATGGATGAAGAAACATGGATGAATTGCGATGAGGTTCGAGCAAAGGGATGGGTGAATAGAGTTATTCCATCAATAAGCCCAAAAGCTCCACAAAAAGAAGAAATATATACCATGCCGCGGATGGCATATGTAAACAAAATAAAAGATTTTTACTGCTCATTAGAGCAAAATACTATTAATAATTTAAACATAACGCAAATGGAAGATTTGAAAAAGCAATACGAAGCTAGGTTGACTGAAAAAGATGGTCAAGTTAAGGAGCTTTCAAACAGTGTTGCAAATTACAAAAATGAAATTGCAGCTCTAAAAACTGAATACGACAATATCCTAAGAGATAAAGAGGATGTTGATGCAAAAGTTGGGCAGCTAGAAAAAGAAGTTTCTACCCAAAAAGCTATCGTACAAGAGTTCGAAGACGCTGTTGCTGTAACTATTGTTAATGAGGCAATAGAAGCAGGAAAATTTAATGCTGAAAGCCGTGAAGCCTTAATCGAAAGAGCTAAATCGGATATTAAAGGCTTTAAGTCAATGATTGATATGATTCCCTCAAGCCAAAAAGAAATTGAAGGAAAGAAATTACCAAAGATTTCGGAATTGATTGAAATGGAAGGCGCGCTAAATGAAATTAATGAAAATTCATTAAATGGACTTACTCGATTTGAGTACATGCAAAAGAATGATTCAAAGAAATTACGTTCAATCAAAGACAATCAGCCAGAACTGTACAACGCTTTGAAAGATGAGTATATTAACAAATATAAAAACGAAAACAAATGAGCGAGATAGCAACAGTAAGACAGCCATTCGGTACATCCGAAGATTCGTTAACACAAAAAACAAATGTGAACGTGGGGACTGTAGCAACAGCAACAGGACTATCAGTAGTTGAACAAGGCGACGCAGTTAATCATAAAACTGTATTGACATTGGCCGCTTTCCCAGTAGGGTCAGCAACAGGAGCGGCTGCTTTGGCATTCGGTGGTTTAGTGTATACATTACCAGCAGGGGCGCAAGTGATTGAGTCGGTATATATGAGTGTTGCCTTAACCGGAACAACTCCAATTGTAGCTGATACCCCAGAAATTGGTATCGGTAGCGTATTAGGTGCAGGTGTAGCGGCTACTTTAGGCGCAGCAGGTGCAACTATGGAGGATTATTGGGAAGGTGTAGCAAGTGCCGCTATTAGTGGAGCAACTGCAACAGTTGGAACAAAAGTAGCCACAGCAGGAGCGTTAACAGGTATCGCTATTAATGCAGCCGCAAGTGCAAAAACATTCTATCTTAATGTAGCTGACACATGGGCAGCAGCAGGGGATGTAACAGCTACTGGAACTATCCATATTATATGGAAAATGGTATCATAATATTAATATAAAAAATATAAAATAATGGCAAATCAAGTAGTAATAACCACGTTTTGGAATCAGATTCAGGAGAATTTGTTTCGTGGTGCAGAATTTTTAAATTATGCAGTAAGTCATGATGCATTTGTGAATGGCGCGAATGTTGAGTTACCACAAGCTGGTGATGTAGGTGATGTACTTATTGACCAGGGCGATGTTGTATTGCCTATGGCTATTTCCCCACGAGAGGACGGTAAGGCAACTTATCCATTGTACAATTTCAGGATTCCACCAACATTAATTGAAGACTCAGAGGCTTTAGAATTATCATATGATAAAGCATCCTCTGTATTTAGAAACCACATTGATAAATTAAATCAATCAGTAGGTGATTTTGGAGCATTTAATCTGGCCGTTGATCCTACTAGTACTTACGCAACTGGCAGAGTAATTAGGACAACTGGAACAGCAATTGCAGCCGCTACCCCAGCAGGTTCAACAGGAAATAGAAAATCATTATTAATTAATGACCTTGCAAAAGCAAGAGCCATTATGGGAAATGACAATGTGCCCGAAATGGATAATTTCTATTGCTTGATGCCTTCAAATATGTATTGGGATTTCGTAAATGCAAATAAAGAAGTATTAAATAATGACTATATGAATAAGGCTAACTTGCCGATGGGTATTGTATCTTATGTTCATGGTTGGTATATCATTAATAGAGGTGAAACCGCTCGATATAACGCAACAGCAACAGCGAAGAAAGCTTATGGAGCTGCAATTGCAGCAGATGATTGCGGTGCGGCTATTTGCTGGAATGCTAATTACGTATGTCGTGCATTAGGTTCAACTCGTATTTATTCTGATTTAGACAAACCAGAATATCAAGGTGATATTTATAGTTCAAGAACACGTTTTAATAATAAAGCTCTTAGAACCGATTTAAAAGGATTAGTCGCAATCGTTCAAGAAGCATAAAATGGAGGTAAAAATGGCAAGAGTTAATACAATCACAATAGAAGCAGCAGATAAGATTGCGGCCATGTACTTCAAAAATGAATCTGTCCAATCCCTATATGTTACTAGGGATGGACAAGTTTTTTATGCAAATAAGGCGCATTATCTTAAATTACATGAGAGGGCTAATAAATTAGAGTCAAGCTGGTTTTATACCAAAGGCGAATCTAAAGTAAAAGAAGTTGAAATAGTGGAAGAAATTACAGAGGCTAAAAATCCAACTATGAGTTTTTCTTCTTTAAAAAAGCACTTTCAAGAACTCACTGAAAAAGGCGAAATTAAACTATCCGAATGGAAAGATTTAAAATTTGCCCAATTACTAAAATTATACGAAAATAATAATTAATACAAAACGAAATGGGCTTAAATGATATTAATATTATACGCACCCAAGGAGTTGGAGGCGTAGATCCAATAAATAGCCATATTTCTGCCTTACTATTCTACAATGATACATTACCAAGTGGTTTTACTACATCTGAGCGCATTAAGGCTATATTTAGTGTGCAACAAGCTGAGGATTTAGGAATAGTTGATGATTATTCTGATGAAACTGCTGCTGTTGATGGTGAGATAGAAATCACTACACAAGGATCTACAGGTGATATTGAATCAGTACTAGTAGGAGGTGCTCTACTTGCTTCATATACAATGCTAAGTACTGACACTACCCCTACATTAGAGGCTGTTGGTATCGCTGCTGCGATTAATGCAAATACTAGAGTTCATGGATTCACTGCTACATCGGCATTAGCTGTTGTAACAGTAGTTGCTCCAGTGGGTGCAGGTAAATCATTAACCAGCAACGCTCTTACTTTTTCAAGTGATGGAACGGGAGCTGCTACTGTTACTGATTTTGATAGTGCCGCTGCCGCTGGTTCAATGTTTGCGGTTATGCATTATCATATTTCTGAGTTTTTTAGAGAAAAACCAGACGGTAAAGTGTATGTAGGTATTTATGCAGAGGGTACATTTGACGGTACAGGAATTGCAGAAATGATAAATTACTCAAATGGAGAAATCAGAAGGATAGGAATATTTGAAAAAGTAGAACCTTTTGCAACATCTATGTTGAGTGCTATTCAAGCTATACTTGTTACAGCAAGATCTGAACATAAACCAGCAGATGCAGTTTTACATGCGAATATGTCCTCTTTGGATGTAGATGATTTGGCAGATTTGACGAATGCAACAGCTTCGAAAGTAAATGTAAATGCCGGGGAAGATGGTAATTATTTATTAGCCGCTTATAGTAATACAAAGAGCTACAAAGCAGGTGATAAAATTACATTTATTGATAGAGTATTTCAATGCTTATTAACATCAACTGGAAATAGTCCTTATGATACAAATTACTGGACTGAATTAACATACAATTTACGGGCAATTACCGGGTTTTCAATTTCCACATTAGGAAATGAAATTGGAGTAAAAGCCGCTGGTGCTTTGTCTCAAAATATTGGGGAGGTTCAGGCATTTAACTTGACCGCTGGAGTTATTCTTAGCGAGGCTGGTATTGCTACAGGTGATTTATTTAAGGATTTGGCAACTGGTCAAAAGAATTTACTCGCAGACAAGAATTATACGTTCCTTAGAACCTATGAAGGTCGTGAAGGTGTATATTACACTGATGATTATACTGCAATTTCCAGAACGAATGATTATCAGTCATTGGGTAGAAACGAGGTTATGGATGAAGCTGAAAGGCTTGTTTATAGTGCATTACTACCAAGATTGAATAGTAGAGTGTATTTGAATGACGCAGGACAGTTAAGCAGAGATTCAATTAATGATTTTGAAGAATTGGTAATTACTGCTTTAACTCAGTTACAAGTTCAAGGCGATATTTCAGGAGCACCAACTGTAACAATTGATCCAGATCAAGATATTGCAGTAACAAGCAAACTTGAAATATCATTCAGTATTCAGCCAGTCGGAATTGCAAGAAATATCCAAGTGAATAATAGTTATAAAGTAAATACAGGAGGTTAATATGGCGATAGCATTAATAAACGGACAAAATTACACACATCAACAGATTGTGTTTAATGTAGGAGGTGTGCCATTATTATCACTCTCGGATCTTACACTAACTAACGCCACTCAAAGAGAGTTTTCTTACGGTACATCAAGATCGCCTGTAGGATATGGTGATGGAAGAGATGAGCCTGGGGATGTTTCTTTTACATTGAGTTTGACGGATGCAAGGGCTTTAATAAAGGCTAGTCCTGAAAATAATCCAAATCGATTAGCTCCATTTAATATTCCAGTTACCTACTTAAATGAGGGTAAACCATTAAATATAAGCATTAAAAACGTGCTCATAATTAGTCATGAAACGGCTACAGATGTGGATAATACGGATATTAAAATGTCATTTACAGCTCAGTGCTCGCATTACGAAATAAAAGCAGTATAAATTTAAAAACAGCAGCAAAATGAAAATAACAGAAGTATTAGGGAACTCAAAGCCTAAAACAAAGTCATTAATTGCCTATCTTGATGAAAGTGGGCAATTAGTTTCAGCAACAGACGGATTAATGATTGAATCAGGATCAATTAAAGCTACTCCATTTGAGTTTAATTTAGTTGAGCCTACATTTGATGTAATATCAAGTGCATTAAGGGCTATATATGGCTCAGGAGGTGATTTAGATGTTGCTGGTTCGGGTAAGGTTTGCTTCGATGCATGTTATGATGGAAATCAAGGGTCACTTGAAGAAATCCAGAAATATACTGTTTTATATACGAGTCTATGCATGAAAACATATCATGAGGTCGTTGATATTGCACACATAGAGTATAAAAAAAAATAGAATTTTATAGGATTAAAACAAAAATGGCTATCGGATTTGCGCAACAAAGGGCAATGATCCGATACCATTTTAAAAAAGATCCTGGAAGTTTGGATGAAATGGCCTCTTATTGGGCAGATTTTAAATACCTTGTATTAACAGAACAGATTCCAATGCCTCAAATCCCCTTAAAATTTAAGTAGTGAGTACAGAAAACGTTACATATTT